ACTGTCTGGTGTTTACCAAGTCAGTTTTGGGCATTGCGTAATCGCTGCGAGTGGCAACGTATCTGTCTAAATCGGAAAATAGTTTCATAGTTTGACCTTACAAAGTGGGAGTTCTGGGCGTTTTGCTATCTGTTAGGTTGCCTGTTGCTCTTTGAGCATCAACCTTTTTCTTCCATGCGTTCAGTTGGGCCACATAATACATGGGTGCAGGTTGATTGGTTTGTGCATTGATCCATTTGCCATCTACAACTTGCCAGCTTTGATTTTTGTATCTATATGGACGGCCTTGAGGAGCAGCAACAGTCTTGCTCAACTCTTGCTTCCACTGTGTCAATACCTCTTTGATTTGGTCGGGCGTGAGATTTTGTGCCTGCAATGCTTGCAATGCTTGAGTCAAAGCTGTGGCTGCGTCGGCTGGCGCTGAAGAAGTTGCAGCAGGGGCAGGGGTTGATCCTGGCGGACTAATGGTGGGCTCCCTGCGCTGTGAAACTGGTGGCGCCTCGGCAATAGTCATTAGATGTCTCATATCTATATTTGTCATGTTCGTTCCTCAGGTTATTAAAATCTTGTCTATTGCAGCAATAATCTGCTTGCGGCCTTGGTCGGATGCTGCAACAGACAATAGTGAATCGGGTATAGGATACTGGGGAGGCGTCTTTGCCACACGCCCCTGCAAGGTTTGGGAAACCGTTTGTAGTATCATTTGGTTGATAATGGTCTTTGTTGCATTGCGATTCGTGGCATTTATTACACTGTTGAAATCTGTCAGCGCCCCTGCCGATTTGTTGACTTTTCTATCAAGATCTTGTGCAATATCCTGTACAATAGATGGAGTTGCCGGCACTGTCTTAGATAAAAAATCAATCATATATTGCCAAGTTATATTGGTAGAGTTTACCTTGTCTGCTGTGAGCTGTGTGTTGAGTTTATGCACCAACGTTTGAGCATAAACCTTTTCCCGACCTTGAGGGGTGTTATATAGAGGATCTGGAGTATGTCCACGCAACGCAGATCTAACCACGCTACCCAATCCGGATAAAAAACCAGCTTCAGTTACCTGGGGCATAGCAGCCCTATTTGTAGAGGATGCAGTTGCAGAAGGTGTTGCTGCCGATTTTGTCAATAGGGCATCTATGCTTTTCAACAGAGCTGGATTACCCATGTGAGTCTTTAATGAGCCAGGAAGGGGATACTTGCTAATATCAAATGGCTCTGGTGTTACATTGGTAACAGGAATACCCATTTTTTTGTAAACGGCAGATATAACTTGTCTACTCACCCCCTGATTCAATAAGAACTTCAATAGTAATGAACTATCTGTAGGTTTACCTGCCACTTTCCAATTCATCATGAGTTTATCTGCTGTTACTTTGTTGGTCACATTGCGACCAACTTTACCCGCAAACTGTCCTGCTTTTTCCAGCCCGCCTGCAACTGCTTTTGCTCCCTTGCCAATAGCACTTCCAACGTTTTTCCAAAACCCAGCCTCTATAAGATAGGTGTGTAATCCCGCAGTGTTTTCAAATACATTTCTAACGCCAGCATGTGACAGATGCACATATGTGGGGTGATATTCCCAAGATGCATTTTCTTTTATAGCTTGTGCAGTGCGATTAACGTCCACCAATTTGGCATATGGCAACACAGTCAAAGTATATGCAGCTTCTTTGATTCCGTAACGGCTGGGGGTATACACCCCTCTTGCAACTTTACCAGCAGTGTCACTTGCAGTACCTACTCCCCCTGCATATGTTTTTGCGCCTGTTGCGGCAGGAAGGTTGATGTGTTCACCATCTGCCAGATCGTTGGGATTTGTGATTTGTGGATTTACTTTCATGATATCATCCACACTCATGCTGTTTTTTTGTGCAATGCCACTCAATGTGTCGCCAGGTTTGACTACATAATCAGTTAGATCAGGCTCTGGGGCTATTTCCCCACCACCAGTTGTGCTGCCAACTTCTGGTTCAGCGGGCACCTCACTTGGTGGTGTAAATGGAGGAGTTTCAGGTGAATCACTGTATTCTGGAGTCACACTTGCTGGAGTCACACCTGCTGGAGGTTCAGCTGCACGAACTTCAGGAACCGTGTTGCTGGGCAAATGTTGCATAATCCAGCTCAATGCCGCACCAGGCAAACTATCCATAACTGCTGTGCTGAATTTTTTGCCCTTTAGCAATCCATCCAGGGTTTTAATACCTGCCACAATGGCAATACCACCAGCGCCTGCAGCGCTTAGACCCGACAACATAATCAGGCCGGTGTATATGACTTTTTGGGTTACAGGATATTTGGCACCAATTTCTTTGTATTTTTGCAAAGCTTTGCCAACAGCACCTGCTTCTCCACCAGCAGCAGATAACAATTTACCCTGAATAGTATCAAAGCCCACGTCAAAACCCGACACTGGCCCGGTGCTACTAATGGCATCCCTGACCCGGGCCAAACCTGATGCAATGCTACCACCCACATCTGCAACCTTGCCCACCACCGTGCGATTTGCCCCAGTTGCCGACATTTGTTCTTCTGCAGAACGGAATACCTGATTAATCTGTTCCGGTTTTAATTGGGCTTCATTAAGCATGTAGCCAATGTTTTTCCATTCCAGATATAGTCTCTTGGCTTGTTTTTGCTCTGCAAGAGGCATGGTGTTGCATGCCGATTCAATGAGCATATCCATGTCTCGTCGCATTTCCAGGAGACTGCTTATTTGACGGCTTTCAGCTAGGAATTTCTCATGCTGTTGCGTTGTCACTGTGCAAGTAGAGTATTTCATATCATACCTCATCCTGATCTCTATGTTTGTGCTCGGCTATTTTGCGAGTGAATTTCTTCTCATCGTTGCTGAGCAGGGCACGTTGAAGTCTGCGGATCAGGTCCGCAGCTTCTTCGGTGGGATATGTGGAGTTTATTTGTTCACACAAATTGGCCATGGCAGCCACGAGGTGAATGGCTCGATTTTCGATAACAGAATGCTTGTTTCTGCTGCCTACATGCCTATCGAGTTCTTCAATAATGCTTATTTTGGTTTTCAATGCCGGTTCCTGCTGCAAAGATATTTGCATTATTTATAGGAACACACAGCATTTGAAATCTTTATCGTCGAATCAAACTTGTCAACTTGCTTAAATCATGCATCTTGTTTACTGGAGCAGTGGTGGTGCCGGGCGTTGTGTTAGCCGCAGGCGGAGTGCTGCTCTTGCGTCGGAGATCTGCCAGCACGTCCGTCACAGCCGCAGCCTGTGCCTGATGCACTTGGTTTTGGTCTTCAATGTCAAAGATTCTCAGTGTCTCAGGATCAAATCCCAGAAACAATTTACTACCAACACCACTGCTACTACGAGTCTTGAGGAACTGCACTTGATATTGACCCCGTTCCTTCATTGCTTGTGTGGCATAGATGGAAATCACATTGTCAGCAGTGTGAATCTTGCTGATACCACCGGCAATCATGCTTTGATCATGTTCTTGTTCGTTGATGCTGCCGCGATTTAGCTGACTGGCAGTCTGGCAGATCATTTTGCGTTCCACAGCCAAACCTCTCAGCTCTTCGGTAACATATTTATCCTTGATAAACAAGTCGCTGGGATTGATCTTTTTGTTGTTGGGATACAACAAATCCAAATAGTCCACCACAATGGCATCAGGACGCTTGCCAGTTTCAATCTCATATGCCTTGAGATAGGCTTTGATGTCATTAGTGGTGCTGCCTTGTGGCATCTGCTTGACATGCAAACTGCCGCTGTTGCGGCCAGCCTGAATCACCTTGAGCTCGACGTCATCCAGCTTCTTGAAGATGTCAGTTGTACTCACGCCAGTCAACATGCTGTCAATACGCATGCTGCTGAGCCCTTCACTCAATTCCAAGCTGATATAAACCACGTTTAGTTGCTGTTTCACAAGTTGCAAACAGATGTTCTGCAAAAACAAACTCTTGCCTACACCTGATCCTGCACACCAAATAGTGATCTCTCCTTTGTTGATACCGCCATACAGTTTTTGGTCCACAGTTTTCCAACCAGTGCTGACTTGACCATTGTTGGCTTTGATGGCCATGAGTCGCTCACGCGGATTGGCAAAGTAATCGGTGCCCACATCGCTGACCAAGCTGATCAACACTGCGTCTTTGATGCGCTTTTCCAGTTCTCCGTAATTGCCCTTCTTGATGAGATCCATGCCTGAGACCACAGCTTCTGCCAGGGCTCGATTTTTGCAAAATTCCTCAATCTCCCGCAGGAACGCCTCCACATGAAACGTGTTGAGGTCTGGAATAAATTCAAACTGTCCGTTGGTTTCAGCATTGAGTTGTTGCATCTTGGGCAAGGCTTTGTTTTTGTTGACATAGTCCAAGATAAACCGCATCGCTGGCCGGAATTGCGCACTCCAATAACTGGCTTTGAGGATGTTTTGGCAACGTGTAAAAACATCCTCGCTGCTCATGAGCACGTCAATAAGCAACTTTTGTTTGGCTTCTGTATAATTTCTGTCTAGGGACTCTGCGTCGTCTGTCATTTTTCACCTATCGTCTGTCTCAAGACATTGATATCAAGCTCATCTTGTGTTCTTGCTGTTATTATACTCTGAAGTGTGTATAGTTCTCCATAGAGTTTTGTTGCATCTGCTGCATCTTTACATCCAAACCCCCACTCAGGGAAACTCACATACCAGCCCTGTTGCAGGGCTTGATCGATCAAGTCTTGGTTTTGTTGTTCTTGGTCAGGTATCACAATGACTTCACACCCGCTGCGGTTTAGTTGCTCTATCTGACCACGACTCAGTTGGTGACTCAGCACAGCCACACCATCTATTGCTATGGCATCAAGAACACCCTCCACCACTACTACCCAGCGCCTTCCGCGATATAACGCCTTGGTATTAAACAGATAATCTGGCGGTAATGCACTATTTGAGTATCTGGGTATGCCGCGCGGCGGGGTTCCTGCGTAACGTGCGCAGTATCCTGCATGCCGGCCATGGTGATCACGAAAAGGAATAATCAGTCGGTTCTTCATGATCCATTTGCCAGCAGGGGCCCAGTGGTAATCCCAGTTGCCCATGACTGCTGATCCGCGAGTTTGCAGGTAATCACACACCATACGGAAATCTGGATTCTCAAAACCCTGTGTGATTAGCTCTAATATTGGTCGGCTGCCCGCTGGCAGTGGATCAGGTGAAAATAGATGTGACTCTGTATTACTGTTGGTTGTGATTTCACAGTCACCGTCTTCCAGAGATTTCTTTAACTCATCAAGACGAAGCTGATTCACAGTTTCCTGCGGAACACCCATCCATGACATCAATGCAGCAAAACTGTCTGTTATGCCATCGCCGGTGTATCGAGTTCTAAAGGCACAGTTATAACATGTGTAGGAAACATACCCCTGGGCGTCAATCAGCCAGTTGCCTCTGTGACGAGTATCAGGATTGTGTCCGCGATGGTGGCAGCACACTGCGTTGGCGGCACGCCAACCTTTATTGGCCGCCTTGTTGTTGGCAGGCAGCCAGGTTTGAATCACTTCTGATACAGATGTCATGCACAAGATTAGCTTTTGTAGAGGATTTTGTCAAAGGTACCAGTGTTGGCAGGATCGCTGATATACAAAAAACGGATCCAATACAAATTCTGCGTGATGCTGCTGCTCCACAGTGATGGTTGAAAAGCACCGTTCCATTGTAGGTAATCTGTGTTTGATCCAATGGCAAGATTGAACCAGTCTTCTTCCACCGGCGCGTTGAGAGTTAGGCTGCCCTGTACCCACAGCTTGCCCAGCCAGTTTGTTGTGTAAACGCTCCAGGTATTGGTGCCACTTGCGTCGCCTGCTTGGCTGTCTGCTGGCAGTGCACCAGTTACCCAAAGCGTGTCGTTATACCAATTTACCGGCGTGGGGGTAAAATTTGTGATTTCCGTGGCTGGAATCAGTTCTCGCGTGGTGCCTGCAAATAGTTCCACAGCCACATCAATGTCCTGAAACTGGTCGCTGTAGAGAAACTTTGTGGTATTGGTGTTTGTGTCTGTGCGAGTGACATTGATGTTGTAAAAACCCAGGGGCAAAAACTCCACGTCACTTGCTGCCAACGTCATAGCTGCCTTGCCTGAATTGACGTCGGTTATTACGCAGGGCTTCACTAGCACTGTTTGACTGTTGTCCACACTGACCATTTGAGCGTTGAGGCTTACATTGGCCAAGTTTACCGGGCGGCGATCAACTGATTTGACAAGTATTTGCAAGGTGTTGTCCACACCTTTGTATATCTTTTGATTATATTGGGTCATGGGCCACGTTTGATTTGAAGAACTCGTGCCATCCCATGTCCAATACATCTGTTGCTGATATGAAAATAGTGTTATAGTGGTCATGGATTTGCAAGATTTCTTTCCTGTTGGAACATAAGTATTTAGTCTTTGTGCAAATCGCGCGATCAGGAAGAAACTGTCATGAACCAACAAGAACTCAATGAGTTACAGCAAAAATACCCGTTTCTCAGCGTAGTTGGATATCTCAACAACGAGTTCTTGGGTATTATTCAACACGCAGACAGCACCTTTATCAATATCTATACTTGGGATAGCAACTGGACTGGAGAGCGCAAGCAAAGATTCCTGGAATGTGGAGAAACTTGGTGGTGGGAAAGTAACCGTAATATTCCCATCAATTTGTTCCTGGGTGCTCAGTTTGCTGAATTCAAACCTGTCCTGAAAACCTTTGCCAGCAAAGAGAGCACGCTGGTATTGGGCCCAGCGGTGAATCTTAGAGACATGCTCAACAAGCGAGTCAAAAGACGCACCATTACATTGGTGAGGTCGCCTTAGTCAGGGTCGCTATCACCCAGTCGTTCCACAGTGACTTTGACCCGCACCGATTTTCCGTCCTTGCTGAGTTTAGGGACTGGTTGCTTTTGCTCACGTTGATATTCAACTTCTTCTTGCTGTGACCATTTCTGCCAGTTCTCCACACCTTGCCAGGCCCACATTTGCGCATCGTTAAAGTCTCCCAACTTGAGAATAGCATAAAAATCGTCACGTTGTGCATTGGGCGCAAGTTTGATGTTCCAAGTTCCCGACAATTGGTCCAACCCGCGAACAAGAGCTTCAATGTTGTCTTTGCTGCATTTGGGGTTCCTATAACAGAAAACACTGCCGTGAAATCTCTTGCGCCAGCGTTGGTCCAAGTTACTATCCTCAAGGGGCATCAAAGTGAATGCCCCTTGAGGTGAATTAACTTCAATATGCAGCCCAAATAGGTCTCGACGGAACTTTATGTCCATGGTCATGTGTGCCTCTTGTTTGTAATTTCAGCTTACTGCGGTTTAGCCAGCTCGTCAAGCAGTATCTGAGCATCGTGCATTTTTACCGCTTGTGTGCAATTCTTCAATAATTATTTGCGCATGAACTTTCACTAACATCGCGTAACCATATGAGTGAGATGCTTTAAATGCGAACTTGTCGTCGGTCTGCTGCCAAATCTCATCGGCTATGCTGTGAAAGCCCTGTTGGATACATTTGTTAATCAAATGAGTCTTGCCGGGACGTATCAGTGCCAGGGTCATGGCTAGTTGGGGTATACTGCGTGGCTTTAGCTGTGCCACAAGTTCAGCTTGATTATGCAGATGTATCAGCATACCCACAAACTCAGGATGCTCCAATAAATCCCAGTCAAACTCAGCGTTCATGAGTTCCACCAAGTGAGCTTCGTTGCGCACCTTTTCATACACATGCACATTGAGAATATCGATTTTAAAGAACCCCTGTTGCTCTGCCTGCTTGTAGGGCACAGAACACAAACCGGTTACCGGGTCTTGCGGAACATTGTGGAAATATACACCGGTGTTGTGTCTGTCCAAGCGACCCGTGCGATTGTGCAAGCTGGCAGTTACATGGCGGACGCCCGCAAGAGCGTGATCCCTGTTGGCAACGTCGATGTCAATGTCGCCAGTCCATCTGTCAACTTGCATCAAACCTGCTTTGCATCTGTCGCATTTGCTGTATGAGCCTCTGATGCTGGCTTTGCATTTCACGATGATCCTGTTGCATTTTGCGCATCATGTCGTGTAGTTTGCGGTTCTCATCGTATAGGCTTTGGAAAATGGTGCGCACCGGAACTTCAAACCGCGTACCATTCTCTAGAGTTATGCTGTGCCAATGACCTGAAGTTTCCATGGTAGCAGATTTCGCAGGCAGAGCCAGGGGTTCCACGTCATTGTCATCTCCATACTGCATAGATAATTTATTCATATCTCATACTCCTGCTTGTGCCAGCATGCTCTTGACAAAATCAGCATCCTGTTGATTGTTCTTGAACTTCATGCTCCACACATGCGCCGGTGCCCAGTTTTGTATCATGCTTACCTGTTCGCTCGTGCATCGTTGCAAAAAATCCACCGCACTCTGTGCATTATACAACACCCAGGGGCTGATGCGACCGTTGCAGATGGCCATGGTGCCCACATTGGTATTTACTGTGAGGAAGAACTCTGTCCAGGGTTTGTTGTGCGCTTGCGCCCAGTCAGCCAGCCACTCAACGGTTCTGGTCAATGCATTTTCACAACTTTCATTGATCACAACATCTCGCACATATAACTGATAAAGGCTTTCCTGACACCATTTGTCCACGGGAATGTTGTTGCGGATCACGTAGTCAATGAACGCACGCGGATTCACAGCATCAATCTCAATTATGTGCTGTGCAAACTTGCTGAACGCTCCGTAAAATGTGCTTTGTATGAAGTCTTCCTGAGTGACCTTCTTGAGGTTGCGCATGCCACTGAGCTCGTGGAACCGATTCCAAGATTGAAAAGCAAGCCTGCCATGCGCAGTGTCGCGATTCATCCACCTGCGTTTCTTTTCGCAACTGTGATTATACCAGGTGTTTTCACGGGCAAAACCACGCTTGCAAAATTCACATACGAATGTCATCGGTCAGCCAACACCTTGAGCATGTCTTTGATGTCTTTTTCTGATATATCGTTGGCATATGCCAACTGATCCAGTTGTTCGGATGTAATGTTGGCATACATGAGGTCCAGTTCAGTGCTATTGCATTGCGGATACATCCCAGCCAGAAACTTTATAACGCAGTTTTGCCCACCGCGCTTGCCTTTGGGAGGCGGAATCCAGGGTCTGTATTGTTTGCTCCCCATGCCTGCACAACACAGCAGTTTGTGTTGCAACTCAGGGTGTTTGTTTAGATCACTGAACCCAATGTTTACCAAGTCATTTGTGGCCAGGATTGCATACATCTGCCCGGGGTCTCGGTTTGCCATGCTGCCCATGTAGCGCATGATCACAAAAGGACTGTAGGCCTTGCGTTCCTCGTCTGTTAGCTTTTCATAAAAATCCAACTGCTGCCTGTCGATGCTCGACAGCACAGTTTTCATATCCAACTTGTATGGTGCAGGTGCTTTGCTCATGCTTTATTCTAATTGGCGGTGTTAGCTACGTCGAGCGGAAAGCCGCGACACCAATAAATATCGCATGGGCAGGCCCATTAATCACCACTATATTGGAAACGGCAGCTTGCTTAACTATACAGTATTGCGCCCTGTAGTGCAACTACGTGGTGTGCAAGACACAGCTTGGATGTTGCGCCAAACTGGCAGCAACAAGTTCTACTGCCAACAGATTGGCACCGGATATACTGGCGTATGCCAGTTTGTCTCTGAGATAACACAGAACAATCACATGATGTTGAGATATCAAAACATCGACAACACCATAACAGGCACGGTGGCCCGATTGACCAACTTGTTGGTGAGAGACTTTGGTGGTGGTAGCAGGCCCTGGACCCTTTATAGATCATGGCTTGCCCACGTTGCCCAGAACTACGTATATATTGTGGATAACAGTGCCGAACCATAAATAAATGCAAACACATTATGCGGAAACCACCGCGTAGCCTGAAAAAGGCAAAGGAGAAACAAATGGGACGCCCGATTAAAAAGAAGAGTATTGGAACCACAGCAGCATCAGGCAATCAGATTCAAGCCACTGCCATTATCCCCGGTAACGCACAAGTGTTTACTGACGCATACGTGGTTTCACAAAAGGGAACTGGCAAGTATATCATGGCCAGCCCCAGCACCAGTGTCAGTGACCTTGTGTCATTGGTAAATGGACCGCTCACAGCAGCAGGGCAAGCCAACGTAGTTGTTACCCCCTGGGGTGCTCACGGCAGCGGTGCTACTGTTACAGCCAACTTGGGAATCAACACGTTTTCATACACCGTTATCGGTGCCGGTGCAATTGGCAACAACTACAAAATTGGAGAAAGTTTGGCATTGCAAGGCGGCACAGGAACCACAGGCAGCATCACAGTGAATTCATTGCAAATCGGCAATGTTACCATTGGCAACAGTGCAGGAACTGGCGGATTTACCAATACCAGTTATTTGATATTTAACAATGAGAATTGGTCTTCACCCGCCAACGTCCATGTCACCACAGTCAGCGGCGGCAACATTACAGGACTTGCGATTGTCAATGCCGGAGTCTATGTAAATCCCACATTGCCAGGAATAGGCGGATTGGGGTCAAATATTCAACCCGATGTCATTCTTGGTGGAGGATCATACGCCACTGTGAACTTGCAACTTAGTCCTCGTGATGTGCAAGTGGGAGCAGTGGGCGATTACAGCACAATCCCTGCCAACCCAGTGTCACTGGCAACAAGCTCGTATGGCGGATCTGGGGCCAAGGTTAACATAACTTGGCAAGTTAGCAGTTTGGATATCACAGCAGCAGGCACTGGTTACGATGCAGTTAACTTGGTATTTGGCAGCGGCACCGCCGCAGCCACAGCCACATTGACTGGCGGCGCATTGACTTCAGCAACTGTGACATCAGGCGGAAGTTATGCTGCCAAACCCTCAGTAACTGTGCAACCCATCACAAGCCCAGTCTATGCTGCGGTGATTTACGACAACACAGTAAAAGATTTCAATGGTAACGAATATTACTATAATTTGGATCAAACCACACTATCAGGCCCTGGACAGGCTACTATCCAGAGCGCATAACTCCGCTTGTGACTTGTTAAGCAAGCGCAGACTCAACAATACCCGACAACGCAAGTTGTCGGGTATTTGTTTATTAGAAAAGGTGAGCTATATTCAGCACGTCGGGGATTTTGGCCAAATCCTTGACAAAAAATGCACAGGGCGGATTGGCCCCATCTCTCAGAGGCACTGCCAAGATATTTGCAGTGCGCATCTTGGGACTATACCATTTCACATCAGGCCATGCATTGAGGAAATACACAGTGTGAAACTCGGGAATATATCCAGTCAAGGGATTGAAACAAAAGGCTTGAAAGTCTTTGTCCATGAGATATAGCAAGCTCACAACTTCCAGATCCCCCAATTCAGGGTCTCCAATAACCAAATGCCAATCCATGGGCATCTGTACACTATAGGGACCGATCTGCAAGTCCACGCTGGGACTCACAAAGCTTTCCAGGAATATCAAAGGATGCCAATAGTAATCAATGTTATGTTGATCACTGTAATCCAGCACACAATAATTCACATCAACACCGTTGTCCGGCATGTGATTGATATTGAAGCAGGAATTTTCACTATTAAGTATTTTCACGAGGTATTTACCGGCCAATCGAGCCGGTTAATACGTCACCTTGGTCAAAATATAAGGATATTGCACTTTTTTATAGTGTTGGATGCGTTTTGTCAGGTGTCTCTTGCTGAATTTGCATGTGCTGCTGAAGTCGTAAATTTCCACAGCATCTTTATCGTCGGCTTTTCGCAATCCTCGGCCAATACTCTGGATCACTCTCACAAAACTCTTGCCGGGCTCCACCAACACCAAGTTGAAGATACGATTGATTGAGATACCCGTGCTGGTTGTGCCGTATGTGGCAATCATTACAGCATTGTCGACAAAATTGATTTCTTTGTAGTGTTCTTTGCGCTTTGTGCTCTTCATCTCACCGCTGATGAAGTTGCTGCCGGGTATGAGGTCAGTTAGTGCCTTGCCAGTTGCGATGCGATCAATCAGCACCAGGGTGTTGCCTGTTAACGCAATCTCTTGAATACGCTGAGCCATCCAGGCTAGACGATCTGTGTTGTTGAGCAGGAACTTGAGTTCGGATTGATAGTCTTTGTAGACCTGAGTTTCTTGTGTTTGCAAACAATTGACATTGCACTGTGCCAAATGTCCTGCATCTTGCAGGTCTTTGGCTTCCAGTTCTCCCACAAGCGGACCAATCACACTATAGAGGCTCATTTGATTGTATTCGGCTTCGGGCACAGTGCCAGTTAGTCCCCAGCGGATGGGTATGTTGGCAAAGGTTGTGCTGAGAAGTCTGTGAAGCACCCCTAAATCCTTTATTCCGTGGACCTCATCAACAATAACAGCCACCAACCCATTCAAAAACTCTGCAAGCTGGTCATCATCCAGTGCATCTTTGCTTTTTTTATCCAACACGTTGAGGCTTTGCCAGGTGCAGATGGTGTGTTTGCGATTGTATTCCTTGCGATCCCCATACAACACACCCACATCCAGGCCCACATTGCGATAATCTTCCTCGGTTTGTTCCACCAGGTTCTTGTTGGGCACAATAACAACACTACGTCCCAGATCCTGAGTCAAGCGACTCAAACTGGCTGTGACAATGGTATTATGAGTAACTACGTAGTCATCAGTGATGTAAAGATGATCTGGATGGTCAATCATAATACATTTGACAGGTTCATTTGATACCAATTCAATACTCACTATATGTAATAGTGGAAATTTTTTTACAACTCGATTAGTAATCCTTGATACCTTTCTGGCCAAAGAAAATAATATTTCCGGAGTTGGATGGTATATAGACAACGTATAACAGTCTCGGCAAGGAATCATTTCACCTTTATATTTGTATTTCCTATTCTGACTATGTCGCAGTTTGGCAATTCCACCAACACTTCTCACAAGAGTCGCCACATCTAGAGAAAGTTGCTCACTTGTTGATGCAAACTCAATATGCCCATCTTTATCTACGTATCCATCAGTGTCAAGCAATCCTTGAAGGATATTCAACCGTTGATTATACCCTGCATTCAAATATTCTGTAGGAACAAACTTGTTATAACTGTGAGTATTTGCCAACCCTAACTGACGAATGCATTGTGTGTAGTAATGATAAGATGTTCCATCATTGACAGTTATACCACCCTTTTTCAAAATCCACCTTGATCTTTCTGCCTTATGAGTATCTCGATCTTTGAAAACAATGTGATAATCACAGTTATCCCTTGGTTTTTTCTTGATAATATATTCATCTTTTATCATAGTTGATAATTTATCAACTAAGTCTTGATCCATTGATGACATTCCAATTCCTGTTCGAAAGGAACCATCTCCTAATAAAGCACCCAAAAGATAGGGATGCATGGGCAAAGAAGCATTATATGCATCCATAGTCATGTCAGGAAGAGGGATAGATATCTTTCTTGCATTTGTTTTTTGATACTTGATAATCTCGTTGAGGCTAATCAACTTCCATTTATTTGCCCAATTATGATTGTGTACTTTCCAAATATGATCCCCGCATGACATAGCCATGCGACCATCGTCGAACGTGATTTTATATACATCTTTTACACCAGGGTGATACACCCCAATCACATTAGCCGACTCACCAGATGGAATAGTTACAACATCTCCAACTGATATTTCACCCATAGTCTTCCAACCACCCGGAATTTTTACACGGCTGGACATCGGCTGACATTTCCCAGCACTAGTGGGAGCAATAATAATGCCTTGCATGTTACGCAAACAGGTATTGATGAGCTCTACCTGATAGTCTCGCAGCATAATGGGCTGTCCAGCAGCTCGATGTCCCGTGGGCCACATAATACTGCTCAAGTAACTGTCATCAATCTCTGAGAAATCAAACTCATGGTTGTGTCGCTGATCATCTATCTGAACCTCGTAGCCTGCTTCCACAAGGATGGGCAATAGTTTGTCCAGCATGTTGAGATAGGTCTTGCCACCCAGTGTACAGAAACTGGTTGTGCCATCCCAGCGGCCCAGTTTGTAGGCAGGGCTGTAACGAGCATGTGGCAAAAAGTATTTTACCGCATTGACCAACTTGCGACGTGTGTGAAGATCTGCTCCGGTGATGTGGATGTTGACTTCATCTTCAATGAGTATTCGTGCGATTGTTTCTGACATAATATATTATACTGCGGCGGCCCTGCAAGCTCAAACAAATAATAAATATCACATCAATCCAGGAGATCACACCGTGCGCATATCAGAAGTCCTACAACCCCGCCAACGTATAATTCAAGAGGCAGTGGGTCGCGAGTATCAGCATCTGGAAGACTTGTTGATTGATCAAGGTTCAGCAGGGGGGTTGATGGCATTGCGCGGACTGGCAGACGTTGTGAAAAATCCTGCACAAATGAATGTCAAATGGGACGGTTCCGCTTCGGTATTTTGGGGCAGAAACGAACAGGGAGAGTTTTTGTTTGCTCCGCTCAACCAATGGACCAAAAAGACCCCCTTGACCAAACAACAACTGTCACAGGAAATCATGCAAACAGGCAAACCACGCCCGGGCCAGGCCGAGGAAGAATTCCGCGCCGGCAGAGAACAAATGGCCAGTGGTTATCGCAAGCTGTGGGATATATTTGAAGCTGCCACTCCTGCGAACTTTCAGGGTTATCTCAATGGCGATTTGATGTTTACAAGTAGACCCCAACGCGACAATCAAGGCAATTATGAATTCACACCCAACAAGGTCAAATACGTTGTGCGACCCGATGGATTTCAAGGCAAGATGGCCACAGCGGAAGTATTTGTCACAGTGCATGGCAAGATTGACCAATTTGGTGAAACCCCCACTGGCAACATGTATAGCATTCCCGACAACATCGTGGAAGCATTCAACAAGACGCCCAAACTAATCGTGTTGCCCACACAACATCCCGATGTGCCTGTGAGTGCAGATATCAAAAAAATCAACCAAGCTGCGCAGTTTATCAAAAGAAACCAAGCCAGCATTGATGCTGTGGCCCAATTTACAGCACCAAAAATGACTACCTTTCCCGCCATACTTTACAAGTATGCGGTGCAACGAGCAAAGAAAGAAGTATCATGGCAAGATTGGTTACCCAATAGCAAGCTCAGCGCCAATCAAATCAGCATCCTGGACCAAAGCGGCATAACCCAGGGTGATGCCTGGAAGCATTTTTGGCAGGCATTTGATATGCTGCTGGACCTCAAACATGAGGTTTTGGATGATATCCAAAATGTTCATGGCGAAGATCTCTACAGCAAGTTTGGAATTCGTGCATACACACAAGATCAACCCGGTGGCGAGGGTTATGCCTGGGCACTCAGCAGTGATCAGATGGCCAAAATGGTCAATCCCCGATTCCGCAGTGCGCCCGACAACCCCCGCTATGCTCAGTCAAGCTGAGCATTTTCCAGGCCAATTACTCGTAGCTTGATAATGTTGCTGATCTGCCAGTTTTTTGTTTCTAGGCCTTTCATTAGACCCAAATAACCATTTCTTACATGAGCAACTTCACCTATTAGCCCGTGCATGTCATACAAAGGCTGTTCGCCATCGAGATATTTCTCGATGGCGCGGTCAGTGAGATCTCGATTATAGTGCTCCACGTATTTTCTATACAGTTCACTGCGCATCTTGTCATATTTTACATTGAGATGCTTGAGAATACTCTCTACGTCTTGCAACTGAGTAAATCTGTGGGTAGTGTGGCCCGGCAGATCCTGAGCATTCTTTTCCAAGCTACCTGTTATACGGGTTTCCAACTGTGCTGCGTCTAACTCGGCATTGTAATAGTCCAATGCCGGAGTCAGTGCAGACATGTCCCTAACCACCCTGCTATACCACAAGTGGGATTACTCCTCCCACTCGGAGTCATCTTCGCCTTCTTGCTCTATCTCAAGAGATGTATTGATGGCACTGTCAAGTATGTCGTCCTCTCCCAAAATGTCATCAAACCAGCGCAGGTCAGCGCCTTGTTCCACAAAAACCTGCACAATATCTTGAGCAGCCTGTGCCTTTTTGCTTGCAGGAATGTATTCCTGCAACAGATCCCATAGTTCTAAAACCATACCAGCTTGCATGTTATTCCTCCGTGTCCTCTGCTGCTTGGGCTTCCACAATCGCCTCGCCCTGAGCGGCCAGAGTCAGTTCCTTGTCTGCGAATTCACGCATGACAAGATCCAAGATGCCGTCCACGTTGGCGTTATATTCCTTGCGGTAATACTTATGTTCTTTGCCTGCAAGGTCCACATATGTATAACGGTTGCCTTCCTTGGTAATCAACTTGCGTGATTCCAAAAGATCAAACAGTCCCGAAAACTCGTCCATGCCGGTGGCATAGGGAATCTTTACTTGAATATCCTCAAAGGGCTTGTTGTAACGAGTTTTGACTACTTTACATCCCGCCCTGATACCCATTACCTCACTGGTTTTGTTGCCGTCCTCATCTTCCTTGAGCTTCATTTTCTTCATGGCAACCACAATGCTGGCAGCATAGATCGGCCCGCTGTTGTGACTGATCACACCATTTTCCAGTAGATAGTGATGATCTGTATGAACTTCAATGTCATATACGTCTTTTACATCAGTAGACCTTGTCTTATTAATAATTTTGAGTTTTTTCATTTGGATACTCCTTGTATCTTACAATAATTGATTTTATTAGTAAGTCTATCTGTTCGATCGGTAAGCGCTTGCTGCGACACCACACTGTTTTTACAATAAATCCTTGAGACTCTAAAGCTTGCTTTTTTTCTCTATCTTGTTTCCATTTGTCGTCAACTAATACTTCCTTGCCAGACATTTTTAGTACAGTTCCTGGTGCATAGATTTCTGGATCTGCATGCCAATACGATCCGTTGAATTCAATGCAAAATTTGATATCACTTATTACAAAATCAAACCAATAATATTGATTTACACCCCGAATACCAAACTCCTTTTCAGTCAAACCCTTGTAATAGATGTTCTGATCTTTAATGTATTGAGGCAAGCGTTGATATAGTTGATCAAAAAATGCACGGGCCAACTTGGAATCAGGTCCACGGTTTTTATACTTGGCTTGCCAGATCTCCAGTCCTTGTTCTTCGCCATGCCTGTTGATATATGATTGAAGGTTGTTAACCACTGTTCGTTTTTGGCACGATTCTTGATACGCCCGCTGTCCAAGTTCTGTACCAAGGTTTGATACAAAGTAAGATAGAGAACTTCTATCATTGAACATTTTCTGCTGAAGTGTTGCATCCTCAATCGACAGTCCTTTTTCCAGCCAATATTTGATAGAACGAGGAGTGATCTTTTGACGCTCCTCTTTGGACATAGTATTTGCTGCCCAAAATTTCTTTTGAGTTTGAGAAACTTGTTGCTGAGATTCCTCTTCCGAATATCCCATGAGCTGCCAATATTCTGGACATCTGGGTGAACGTTGACGCTGCATTTGCTGCACCTTGATTTTGGCTTCTTGGGTTGATAATCCTTGTGCAATGTGATAATCTGTCGACAAAATCGAAAGCTTTTTTGGTCTCTCGGACTTATATCTATTTCTGCAGACTTCGGAACAAATATATTTGGTAGTCATGACAGAATCGTGTTTGATCAATGGATTGCTGCATACTTGACATTTGTTCAATGTGTTGACCCTGCGTGTGGTCTTGTATCGTATGACGCGCTCTTTGACTCTAGCATCTAGACATTCTTGGCTACATATTGGTCTACTTGACTGTAGACTATCAGCTTTGCAAAACTCCTTGCTACAATGCAGACAACTGATCACCTCAATTTTGCGCATAATAATCGTTCCTTTCATTTACTATCATAACGATAATATTTATGGAGGTTACGGTTATTATACGCATTTTGATATCAAACAGCTAGTATTTCATCTTCTTCAGTGAGATCATTTGCAGATACCCAAAGCTGTCCTTCAAACCTGTTTACCAAAAACTTGTGTTCAGGGCTACACTCAATTGTTGATCCATCTTCAAGTGTTAATGAGACAGTTGTTTTTTGATAATGCCAAAGATTGGTCACTGGCTGCGCACCAAACATTGTTTGAACCATATCATCCAATTCCAGTTTCTCAATTGGTTTATATGACCCGTCTGCCATTGTGACATTGGTACCTGCAACCAAACATCCCCCTGAGATTTTGTCATCGGGGTTGTAGGGATCCTGACTGCCATATGTGTGGTTTGTGCAAACCATGCCCACATTGTAGTTGCCAAACATGTTGACACAGTTGCGAACCAGTGCCGCAAGAGCTTTTGGTTTGCGACCCATGTCGCCCTTCATATCACCGCTTTCAAACTGATTGATATCAGTGGGAGTCAGCAACATACCCAAGCTGTCAATAACAAACAATGTCTTGACTCGCTTTTCTGCAGGCTGATCCTTGTAGTCCTTCATGAACATGCTGATGAGCTTGGCAACGTCATCAATCATGCTGAGGCTCACCTTGAGCAGTTTGTCTTCTGCTGTGCTCACGCCCAGGGCTGTCAACCAGCTTTCATCCAGGGCATTTTCAGTGTCAATCAACACCACAAAGATGCCCTGTCGCTGTGCATCGCGAATCAAGTTGGCACTGCAAATA